AGGAGGAGGAGGTACGACGACGACGAGGTGAAGGAGAGAAGCGACTGAACCAATGACTTATAAATTGCGAGGAGGAGGTACGACGACGAAGGCACTGAAAAAAATGAAAATGAAAAAGACCGGAAATCCTTTTGGTCTTTGAGTTTGGACCAAAATTAAAGTGATTAATAGTATAGTATAATAGTAATAACTTTTATAGGATTAGTAAGAAAACTAAAAAAATTAAGTTAATTTTCGACGAAGGAGCAGACCGCGGTAAACGCGGGCTGAGTATTATTTTAGAAAAAAAGAGGACTTTTGGTCCGTTTTTCTAAAATAATATATATAGGAAAATTTTTAATTTGACGATTGATATATTATTTGGGGGAAAGGAATTTTAAAACAAGTTTTAAAATTTCTAGTGTTACAGGGAATAAAATGACTGCCCCCAAATAATATATGACCGGAGCGTAGAGGAGGGCAATATATAAAAATAAAAATTAAGAAGATTATATATGTATATATAAACTTACAATTTTAAATTCCGCTCTAATCTTCATCTTCAGATGAGGATGAGGAGGAATCTTCGTTATCCATAGATATCAAATATTTATTTAAGTCTTTAATTAAATAGTAGATATCTGATTTAACCAAATCTTTATTCTTAAGTAAATCAAAAACTTTGGATTTAATTATAGAATAAGGACTATCATCAGGTGATGGTTCGGTTGCATCGTATGGAACCAAATCATTATCTTTGATAGTCCAGACTTTCCACATATCGCCTGAAAGAAGATTAAAGTCGACCATAGTGTTAGTAAAAATAAAGATTCGAGGAGGATTTATTTTTGTAACACGGCATTTATAACGGGTGTCAATCATCATCCCGTTCTTAATTTGCTCAATAGCGGAATAAAGTGAACTCAGTTTCTCTTTATTCATAGCCCTAGGGAAATCGAAGATGAAGCAAGGAACGTGTTCTTTGCTTTTTCCTCGATAGCACATGGAGCTAGCGGCTTGAAGCAAATCTTTAAAATCATTAAAAGCAGGCAAAGGAATAGCGCCGTGGTGAACATAGAGATAACTTGTTATAACGGATTTACCACAGTTTCCTTTGGGGTCGTAAATAACGTCAATTTGACGCTTATTGTAGACTTTAGACATGTCAACAAGTTTTTGTTGAAAAGGTCTTAAAACAATATCCTTAATATCTACAGTAACATCATCGAAAAGCACTGGACCTTCAGCGTCCATGTGCGTCCAGGGTCCATCGACACGGGTTTCGATTTTAGTTACATAGTGAAAAACATTTTTAGTGCTACCACCTATAGCGCCATTGGAAGTGACTGACCAATGGCACTGTGCAGTAAGAGGGTTTTTTTTACCATATAAACTAGTAAGACGACGTTTATTAATTACTTTAACCCTACCTTGGAAATGAAGTTTACCGGAGGGAGGATTTTCGAGTTGGAAACCATACTCTGAACAAGCTTCTTTACACCAATTTAGGACAAGTTTTAGATCAGAGGTTTTATCTTTTTCAGTAGTGAAAAATGTAAAATCGAAATATAAGAGTTTACTTGTACTAGTGCTTGCCATTCTAAAAATTTGGATTTTTGGATTTTTGGATTTTTGGTTTTTTTTTATTTATAAAAAAAAATAATTTATCATATCAATTTTTAGGAAATTATATGTAATTAAAAAATATCTATAAAGAAAAAAAGAGAAAGATAAAAAAATAATTTTTTAGAAAAAATTATTTTGTAATAAAAGTCAAAGAGAAAAAAAAATAAAATGGTTTATACAAAACAACAAGAGGCGAATTACAGAGCTCGATATGGCAAAAACCCACCTTCGGCGAAACGTGCGCCTGCAAGAAGCGCGGGTCGGAGTAAGAAGTGGGTTTTTCAAGCGGATGCGGATATACCAATGATAGGAAAAGGTAAAGTATTTATTGATTCACAAGGTAATAGTAGAGTAGCAGGCGTGCCTGCTACCTCTACTAAAAAAAGTCAGGTATCAAGGTCAGCTGCACCAGTGCAGATGGGTTCAGTTACTAGACAGGCAGGGTCTTTGACGCTGCCTACTAACAGGGGTATAGTAATTGAACAACGAGAGTTTCTTACTTCAGTTCAAATACCAGCTGGTTCAAGCTATTATAGTTTTTCCTATACTGTAAATCCGGGATTAGCGAGTATATTTAGCTGGGCATCAAGGATGGCCAGTCAATATACTAAATATCGTTTATCAATAGAGTTTGTGTATGAACCTACATGTCCATCAGTTACAAGGGGCTCTATCACTATGATCTTTGATCGTAATGTTTTAGCACCAATTCCTGATTCTAAAGCACAAGCGTTTGCGTACGAAAACGCGGTGTCATCAAATATATGGATGCCATCTAAATATAATACTATATCTACAGTGAATGAATTATTTATTCGAACTGGATCATTATCACCTGGACAAGATCAGAAGACTTATGATATGGGACAATTTATAGTTGTAGTTACTGATGCTGATCCTACTAGTTCTGCACCTCAGGATTTTGGTAATATCTTTATCAATTATAAATTAACACTCTTGGATACTAAACTTATAAATACAGCAGGAGATTTTATGGTAGATACATCTCCAAGTTATCCTTATCCTGAAACTATTTCGTTTTTACCCGAGTCTTTAACTTCAGTATATCCTTATTCGTATCTTCCTACATCAAGGGTGTATGGAGATGCGGAATATTATATTGAAGGTATAGATGGACTTGTTCCAGGAGAAGGAGATGATGGTTCTGCTGTTATTATAGGTTTTCCCCAAGGTGGATATTATAAAATAGTTACTACGTTAGTTGGTGATGATACTAAATCTTATTCTGGTCTAGACTGGTGGACTCCAGGTGATCCTACCGCCGTTGAAATGACACCTTATGTTGCTGGACCTGGAACTTATTATGGAGAAGAACCTGATTTGTATCTTCAACAAATTACTCAATATGCTAAAGTTTCTGCAGCAGCTGAGCCTTATGGAGGCGCAGGTATAATAGGAGGTTGGATTGGTTGTCCGAATATAGCTTGTGGTGTAGATCCAGTTATTTCTTTGAATGTATCTATTACACAGGTATCTCAAACGCAAGCTGCTTTCTTCAATGAACAATGGAAGCCAATTGGTAGTGATGCTATGTTTCGAATGGCTCATACTATTACACATCCAATACGTCTTGGAAGAAAAATGCATAAGCAAAATTTACCTCCATCTAAATTATCTAAATCTAATTCATCTGCTGTTGATGCTGCTAAGCAGAAAAAAGAAGATGAATCTGAACCTGAAGCTGTTAAAGTAACAGATGAAGAAAAAATTGCTAGTTTAGAGAAGCAACTTAATGATCTAAGATATAAGAAATAAACTAGCTGTAAACTAATATTTGTTTAAAAAATAAATATTAAAAACTCGACGAAGGAGGAAGAGGAGGAGGAGGTACGACGACGACGAGGTGAAGGAGAGAAGCGACTGAACCAATGACTTATAAATTGCGAGGAGGAGGTACGACGACGAAGGCACTGAAAAAAATGAAAATGAAAAAGACC